CTGCACTTATAACAACACTTCCTGTAAATATTTCACCATAAACTATTGGAATCGGGGTACCAGCTCTTGACGTATTCTGCACTCCACTAAAGTTAAAAGATATTTGGGGATCTTCTTCAGAACTAAATTTTGGCGGTTTTGGTATGGGAAAAAGCATTTCACTAACTCCCATCAATGTTAATCCTATACCTATGTTTCCTACTATTGCAGATATTCCAGCACCACCAGTAAAACCTCCAAAACCTAAAGCTAAACTTGATCCACCAGTAGCAAATGCTAATCCAATTAATGCTACTCCTAATAGTGCTTTTCCTAAACCTCCCGAACCACTTATGACAGGAACAAAGTGTATGTCTTCTTTGCCTATTGGGTATGTTATTTCTTCCTTTCCAATCTCATAATTACCTACTTTCACTTGGTAGTATTTCGGATTCATGTGTTTTTCCACTTCTGGAAAATTATGTACTAAAAAACTAACAGCTTGAGCAACATTATTTACTTTAATCTCGAACTCCTTATGTCCGACAAATTTAGCTAACTCTCCATACAATTTTAATTTACGAAGCATAGCGATACCTCTTTCCTGTACATTTTAACAACCATTCAGAGTAAGGTTCTCTACAAGATAGTCTATCGGTTAAATGATGAATAACATCACCTTCAAAAAATAATGCCACATGATTTAAAGTTGGACACAAAATGCTCATCAACAGAACATCCCCATCCTGTAATTTTTCGTCAGGTCTGAGTTCTCTGAAATTTGTTCTCCAAGCACAGGCTTCAAACAAAGGTTTTTTATTAAATTCTTCTAATGTGGTAGGTCTTTTCCAATCCCTAAGTTCAATGTTTCTTTCTTCCTTGTACCAATCTCTTACTAAACTCCAACAATCAGTTATACCCCATACCCATTGACGGCCTAATAAAGGTGGTTTGTAACCGCAAGGCTCTAAATATGCCCACTGTTCTGTTTTTGGATTGACAATATACCACGGTAAATTACTATCTTCACAACTAATTTTGTCTGCTTGACTAGGAGTAGGAGGTGTTATCGGATGACTATGAACTACACCAACTATTTCTCCTGTATTATCTGCTTTTACATAATCTTCTGGGTCGATAATAAAACACTGATGTTCTGTCATTGAAAGATTACGACAAGGATAATACCTTTCTTTACCTTTTACATTCAACAATAAGCCACAAGATTCTTTGGGGTCTTCTTTTCTAGCGTGAAGTAATGCTTTGTATTTCCAAGTCATGCTATAAACGTACCAATGGAGGGAAAAAGAGAACGAGTAGCTTGCCTACCTGGAATCAGTACCCCAGCAAGATCCGTTGGGGCAGCAAGCTCAAATTCAACTACTTCTCTGTTTTCTGATGATTTTCTATCTATTGAGTACACTTCTCTTGGAAATTCTGCGGTAGGATCAGCAGTTGCATTTACACCATCAGTAAAATTAACAGCATCAATAAATTTTGCCAGTGTTCTTATTCTGGTTACTTTAGCTCCTGTCAAATCATTCCCTGTCGTAACTTCATTAACGTTTAACAATATTGCTGATATTAAACCTGTTGCATTACTTACAGTTAATTTTGGTCTGGGTAACTGTCCTTTTTGAAAAGAAAAACCAGAAGCTTGTATAGGAAATCTAAGATAAGAATTACTATCCCAAATAATCTCACCATTCGCACTAAGACTACTACCAGCGTGAAACCTATAAATTGTATTCGCACCATGTAATGAGGTAGATAATTGAAGTGTAAATAATTCGATGATTGCTGAAGGATTTATGTCCTGTAAACTACTAAATACTGCTGAGTTAACTGTCATTATGATGCTGGTTCAAATACTTGTCTAAATGTGGCTTGAATAGTGGCTCTATTATTGTACGGTATTGATTTACTCCAACTCTCGCAAACAAACCTAAATGAAGAAGCAGTTTCTTCTGGTAAAAAACCGTCAGCAAAATCAAAACTAGCACTGTCATTTGCACGAGCATCTAAAAATGTTTCTATTTCATCTGCTTGAGTTTCTGAAACCTCGTAAGTAAAACTAAATTCTTTTGGATTCTGATGCTGTGCTAAACCAAAAAGAAGACGATGTTCATATCCGTCAGCAAAACGAATAGTACGAGTATTTGGTCTGGATTTTTTACGGATTCCGTAAGTAGGTTTAATTGAAGGGAAAGTAGCCATTATGCAAGTATTCCTCCAGGTCGTTTCTGTTGTATTAATTCAGATTGTACTGCAACTGAGATAAGTCGACCAAGCTCTCTTCCCTGTTTTTCATCTCCCTCAACAGAAGATCCAGAAGCATCTACATTTACTATGACTGTAGTTGAACCGCCAAGAGCATGATTTGGTGTGATCGTACCAGATACCCCTGGGCTGAACATCTCTGGTCCTTTTTCTCCTACTATATAACTTCCACCAGCTTTTACTGGCCCACCTTTTGCTTTAAATATTGATCCTAATAAACCTGCACCTTTTTCAAAAGTTCCTCCAAAATTACCAAATAATCCCATGTTTATAAAACCGTCTGCTAATTTATTTATTACGTTATTTAAAAGACCACCCAAAGTTTCAGTTCCTCGTATTAATCCTCTAATACCATCACCTATGTCTTGAGCAATTATATTAGAAACTTGTCTTAAAGGATCCATCAAAGCTTTTGTGTTTTCAACCACTTGTGCTTGCGTATCTCTTGCTATTTCTAATTTTTCTATCTTTTTCTCTAACTCATCATTTACTTCGTCAGTGCGTTCAAGTTCTAAAAGTTTTATCTCATTATCTAAATTTGTTAATGCAAAATTTTCTTGCATCAAACGTAATTTTTCACCACTAAGATTTAATCTGTTTTGTTCAATTTCTAATGCTTGTTTTAAAGGCTCTATTTCTTTAACTTGAATAGCTTGATTTTTTAAATCAATTTTATCTTGGTTAGGATCAATGACAAAACCTGGCTTACCAAAGTCAGGATTATTAACTGTTTCTTCTCCAACAGGGATATTACTTAATCCTTTACTTTTTTTATTAGTTAAAGGAGGTAATTCACTTAAAATACCACCTCTTTTATCAAGATCAAAAGCATTAGAAGTAAAAAAATCTGCTGCTCCAAGAATATTTCTTACTGTGCCTTCTGGCTTGCCTCCTTTAATAGACTGATTTAGTTCTTTAATTAAAGGTCCAAGAACATCTGACAATAATAAAGTTAAAGATGTTCCTAATTTATTAATTTCATTATTAAATTCTGTCATTTTCTCTGCATTTTCTTTAATTTGATCTGCACTAAATCCAAATTCTCTTTCAAATTCTTTTAATAAAAGTTCAGCAGCAGAAGAAGTTAAACCAAGTTTCTCTAGTTCTAAAGCTAAGTCTCCTGTCTCTGTATCCACTAATCCCAATCTATTAACAAGATTTTCTATATTCTCAGTAGGTTTTGTTAGCGATTTAGTTAGATCATCTAACGAACTGCCAATAGTAGTACCTGCAATAGAAAGAGCAAAACCAAATTGACCCATTCCAGGTATTGCTGACAATGCTCCACCAGCTACACCACCTATTGCACCTCCAAGTGCTGCTGTTGGTCCTTGTCCAAATAGCAAAGGAAAACCACCACCAATAATTCCACTACCAACTGCTCCTCCTAATCCTCTTAATGCGTTAACTTGTAAACCTGCTTGGCCTTTTTCTAAGTTTGCTTTTGCAGTTCTTTTTTTGGCACGAGCTAACTTTATTTCTGCTGCTAATTCATCTCGTACCAGTTGTATATTCTTGTGGTTTATTTCTAAACCTTTAGATTGTAGTCTTTGTACTACTTTAAAATCAGTTTCCTGCCTTCTTACAGCTTGATTAAATTGTTTTTGTGTCTCAACAGTTTTTCCAATAGCTTTAAAATAATTAGTTGTACCGATTGAAGCTTTCTTAAGCTGTGTTCTAGCATTACTTACTTCTTTAGATAAATTATTAAAACTATTAACAAAACTTCCTTGATTTTTTTTTCTTCCTAATTGTTTATCAACTGCTCTATTAAACTTATTTATATCTTTTGACAGACCTTGAATACCAAGTCTTGTTTTCTTTATCCTTTCAGCACCTTTAACTGCTATTTCTAAATCAACATTATAATTAGCCACTTTCTATAAAAATTAAAACATTTTCTCTATCTTACCTTCTTCTGCCTTTTATAGCACTACTTCTCTGTACTTTGTCTTGTTCTTTTTTGTATTCTTCATGTTCTAATTCTGCATAAGCTGCCCAACCTATCATTTCTTCAACCGTTAAAGTTTCACATAATTCATTAACAGTTTTACCTAATTCTTTTGCTAATGAATAAATAAATCTCCAATCTCCTTTAGCTTTTTAAATCGGCTTTAGCCTGTTTTACCTCCTTATCTTGACCAGAATTAATCATAGCTAATTGTATTTCTTGTAAAATATTTGCTTCTACTTCTCTCCTAAGAGAAGCTTTATCTCCATCTTGAAATAATCTATCTCCATTTTTATCTAATGCTTTTGTAATCATCAAAGCTAAAGCGTAATCATTTACATCGTCAACATTAGATTTTTTTTGTATTGATTCTCTTTCAGCAATAGTAAGCGGGTTCCAGTAAACAGTAAAAATAGTTTCCCCCTCTTTTTTTACATCATATTGATATAGCTGGCTGACACCAAAACTATTCTTTAAAAGGTCGATTGCTCTAGTCATAAAATAAGTATTGCTACTTTATTATACTAGGCATTAGCTGAAAATTGGCAAGATATTACACCAACAAAGTGACTTCTTTCTTCAATGTCTAACAAATTAGGTCCTACTATATCTTGAACTCTAGGTTTTACAGATAATGAATCTACATAGTCAGAAGCATTTACAGAAGTTAGACCATCTATTACTTTCTCTGCTATGTCCATCAATGCTCCCGTACCATTGTTCTTAGGAACATGAATATTACATTGTATGATGCCAGAATAATAATCTATAGCTGCTCCTTGAGGTTGTAATGTTGCTTGCGAGTAATTTACATTCATTACTACATATCTTTCTTGTGCTCCTGGTGTGCTGAAATTTAAGTTGTCATAAACCATAAAAATGGTTGGATCATCGTCTAACACAGCATCGGTAACTGCCTTTTCAAATGTAGCTCTTGTATTTTTTAAAGTCATAAGTTGAGTTCAGAATAACCTGCCTGTTTACCTGATCGACCAAAACCAGGTGTCTGTCTTGATTGTAAGAATATTCTACCTTTTGTTCTCTTCTCTTTCATAGTATCAGCTATTAGTTTAGCCATACGTCCTTGTATAAAGTTTTGAATCTTACCCCCTTCGAGAGCATAAGCAGCGTGTTTTGCTCTATTACCAATAAAAACAGGTCTATTAATATTAAAAGTTCTATTAACTGGATACCTTATCCTTACTGTTGGATTAGATGGCCTCTCGCTAACCCACCTACCATTAACTGCTTTTTTACTTGCTTTATTAATATTAGACCAAGGTTTAAATTTTCTAATATCATCTTTTGCTCTTACACCTGTAGTCTGTGCTTTCCAGCTAGATGCAAAAAATCCCGTCCAAACAGGACTATGAGTTTTAGTTGACAAACTTTTATGAGTTTTTTTTATAAGACTATTAAAATCAGCATTTATTTGTGCCTGCATATCTGCCATTGGATCGCTTTTTAAAAAATCTTTCTTTCTTGCCATTAGAAGCGTACCAAGATTGTGTAAAGATAAACTTGATTACCTTTTTTAGTATCTATGTCATAAATCTGTGCTGTTCTTAACTGTCCAGCATATGTAAGTTTTACCTTATCTTGAAATGTAATTTGATTGTCACCAATTAAATCAGGAGTTATGTAAAGTTTTGCTCTTCTAATTTCTTGACCTTCTTCTTCCTCGGATTGTATAAATTCAAGTGGAACTTTAATATCTGAATAAGTTGTGTCTATACTTACAAGCTGACCATTATCAACATCATATTCTTGTACTCCTTTTTTTACAAAAGTAATTGTGTGATTAAAAGAGTCACCTAGAGTTGCAACAACACTTTTAGCAACGTTCTTGAATACTGAATCAAGTTGACCTGCCATTATCCTCTAACTACCCTCATTTGAAAAGTGCCAGCTCCCCCAAGCATATAGGCTCCAAGATAACTTTGTAACCACGGGTAAACATCTAAAATATTATTTACAGATCCAGTTCCTTGACTATCTGTATTGTATTTAACTCGAAGATCACC